TAATTGATTTGACAGAATCCTTGGGTGCAAACTTATACTTGCCATCCATTGTTGGCATCATCTCGATGCAGAGCATCTCCTCTGCTAATTCATCCAGGTCAGGTATCGCCCCGCCCTCTGATAGCCACTCTTTAGCCAAAACGAACATCTCTGCGCGTTTGTTAACGCAGTCAGTTCTCCCCGCTTTTGCGGAGAACCAAACCATGCGCCAGAGACTGCCCATTGTCTTACCTGCACTGTAGATGCCTTGCCCATAACCCGCGTCAATAAACACTTGCGACGCTCGATACTTATTCTCGTAGTTGACTAGCTTCTGGGCAATTAACACGTCGTTGTCGTTGTAAGGTATGCGTTCAAGCACGGTAAAATGCAGCCCTTGACGCATCGAGATGACCAGCTCGTCGTCTCCTGTCCACGCGGGATCGCAAGTCAAGATGACGGGTGCAAATTTGTATTCTTCTTTGCGCAAATGCTTTGCCCGCGCATTGTCAACAACGTCTTGGCTAATGAACTGCATCGATGATTGCACCGGGAATTCGCCCCGGACTCGGACTTTGAAGAAGTCTGAATCAACCCCGTATTGTTCTGCCCATTGGTCAAACATTGCTTTGTTTGTCCCTTCGACGTCCCGGCTGTCAACTTTGAGACGTATCTTCCAGAACTTGGAAAACTTACGCCAGCATTCGCGGAAACGACCCGTTGCTCTCGTTGGATTACCGAAAACTATCCAAATGATCTCAGTCTCAGTATCTGTCAAGGCGCCCTCGGTCACCTCCCAGATGACGTCATCGATGGCGGATGCCTCGTCCATTACGATGATGATGCGCTTGCCCTGGTTGTGCGTACCTGCAAATGACTCGGGCTTTGAGATTGACCAGGGGATAAAATCTGCACGCCAGGATTTGTCGTGATCCGTCTCGTTGCTGTAGATCGACATCGATGACTCGTTAAACCAATGCGATGTCATCGACATGTTGTGCCATTTCATCACCTCGGGCGCTGTCTTAGTTCGGAGCTGCCCTTCAGTGTTTGACGTTAAAACGACGCGACAATCTGCGCAGGTCGACATGCCCCAGTCGACAACCATGCCGATTAAAGCGGACTTGCCTACGCCGTGACCGCTCGATACCGCAATGCCCAGTGGGTCGAAACGAGTGGCCGGGTTAGACAAATGAGTCTCCATGCCTTTGAGCACATCAGTCTGCCAAGCTCTGGGTCCTTGGTGTCGTTCAAGCTGTGTGCCTTGTTCGGTCCAGGGGAAAGCCCACAGGCTGTAATGCAAGGGCTTGTGCCTGTACTTTGCGCACTGTTCTTCAAGTTGGTGCTCGATATCGGATTCGCTAAGCACTGTCAAACTCCTCGTTCATTGATGTCTTTGAGCCTGGCCATCGTGCCGTAGCTTGTTTGTAAATATTGATACTCGTCGTCCTGGTGTGGTCCTGGGCAATTGCAATCAGCGTAATGCACATCGCAATGAGGGCAGATAGGCTCGTCGCAGCAGCTGCACAACTCGCAGTCACTTGCAAAGACAACTTTTATCCAAGGTTGCGAACTCATTCTTCAAGCGCCAGGCGGAACTCGAGTCCCGCGTTCTCGATGTCAAGCTTGGTCACTTCTTTGTCAAGCTTGGTCACTTCTTTGCGCAGTTGATGGATTTCATCGGCAGCTTGCTGGCACAGCATGTAGTTGGTTCCATGCGATTGGCGCAGCTTTTGCAGTATGACCGCACGTCTTTTAGTTTTAGGCAGTGCCATCTTTAATCACCTCGGGTTGGTAGGTTCCATCGCTTGTTTTCTCCAGATCAATGACCCGGCGACTCGCGTCAGCCAGGCGCTGCGATCGGCCTTCAAGATGTGTCACCTCGGCCCGCTCAATCCAAGATTGCACATCGACATGCTTACCCGTCATCTCGATGACTTTGGACCGATCAACAAACTTAATCTTGACGACCTCGCCCGTCTTTGTGCCCTCTTTATCAAATTGTTCTTTCGTTTCCATTCCCGATATCATTTGCCGCCAGATCAATGGCCACTCGGCCACTGGCTTGTATGATCCTTCGTCGCTAAGCAGATCGGCGTAGTCTGCCAGGCGCATCTCATCCAGTTGCACCAGCACATCGCTGGCTTTGACGCCAACCTTTGTGGATCGCTTTTCTAGCGCAGCTGCGATAGCTGCAGCAATATGAGGTTTATGGAGGTTTTCGGAACCCATTCGATAGGCCGTCTTTTTGCTGTACCCAGCTTTCAAAGCCGCATGCGTGGCGTTCTGATCGATGAGAAACTCAGCGACAAAGACACTCTGCTTGCCACTGAGTCTCAGTTGTTTATTACTCTCCACGATATTTAACTCCCAACCAGGCTAAGGCTTTCAAATGGTCGTGACCTTCCATCGCAAGTATCCTGGCTTTCTGTTGGTGACTGTTGGCATGACCTGCGTCGATTCCTTCGCGTCTCGCTTTGTCCCGAATCGCGACCAGTGATCTATGTGTCATGTATCGCTGCGAGTATCGTGCGCCGAACTCAGCGTAAGTTTGTCGCAAGATCCATGTTTCTTTTCCGGTCCATCTCATTTTCAGATTGAGCTTATGCGCTCGACAAGTAACCGCTCGACGCGATCGTTTAAATCCAATAGCGCGTAAAATAGCCTGGGTAATTAATCGACCTTGAACCGGGTAGTATCGTCGCAACACATCGTCTTCTTTTTTAAGCCAAGATTTCATTTTCATCTTCAAAACTCCAAGGTAATTAAGCCGCTCTCCCCCAAAGGGGCGGTGTACGCCCTTAGGCAGGTACTCCCCCCTTTAGGGGGTAGGCAGTTTGGGCAGTTTTTCTTTAATGAAATCAATGACTTACGAAACTGCCCAAAGAGCAAATTAGGCAGTTTGCTAGGCAGTTTGCTAAGTCGTTGATTAATATGACTATTACGTGTGTTTGTACTGCCTAAACTGCCCAAATAGGCAGTTTTAGGCAATTGGGCAGTTGTAATACTCATGCTTGAAACTTCGCGATGTGAATCGTTGTTGGTGAGGTTTTACCCCGCTGATCGCGCCACAGTTTGAACACGCCAACGCCTGTCTCGACCAGCACTGATTTACTCTCTCCCAGACCGACTGCTGTTCCTACCCGGTCGAAGATTGACTGCCTTGACTTGATCCCCCACATGTCACCGAGCTGTCCGTAAAGCTCGCTCAGTCTGCCATTGAACTCACCACCAACAGCATTAAGGATGTCGAGCCGACGCTTGGCGAGGATCTCGCTGCGCTGAGCCACGTTAACCTCTTCAGCCTCTTGAGCGTGTACCGTGACGTCGTAGGGTTGATGTACCCCCATGTCGTCACCTAATTCACCAGGCTCACCGTTGGGCAAAATTACAGAGCAGAGCTTAAACCAGGTCGCGCCAGCGGCACTGATCGCGAAGTTCTCTTTGCCGATGTCCATGCGCACCAGGTAGATACCCAAGGTGTCATAATCGATGTGCAGCTGTTCAGCCTCTTTCCTTGTCATCTTGTAAAGAGTCGTCACGTTTCGACATGCAGCAACCGCTGATGAGGCTCCGCGAGACGCTTCGGCGTCGCCAGCCTCACCACCTTTGCGGACGTGATGGATTAACTCAATAGCGCAGTTAGTCTTCGCAGCGATGTGCCTGTACGCATCCATAACGCGTTCGATCTCACCGTTGTCGTTCTCATTCGCGGTGTGCGTGCTAATAAAAGGGTCCATCACCAACATGACAATGTTGTGTTTAATAATGTAATCAATCAGAGCCGGGACGTTCGGTGTTGTTAAAATCACGCCCAGCTCATCGCGTGTGCAGATCGTGAAAGTCTCGGCGTCATAGCCTGATAAGTAGTGGAATCGATCTTCGACATCCGCAAAGTCGATGTCGTAGTGCAGACAAGCTGCAGCGAATCGTCTCTCGATTTCGTGCTTCTGGTCCTCGTTATTAATGATTAAGACCTGCCCACCTTCTTTGTGGACCGTCTCGCCCGTCAAGGACTTGTTAAGTGCGACCGACAGGCAAGTTAAAATTGAAAAAGTGCTCTTGCTGACACCCGCCCTGCCTACAGTCGCAGTGAGGTAACCCCGCAAGAAACGTTTGCCGAAAACCCACTGCCTGGGTGGTATTTTTGATGCATCAAACCCGGCACCCAGCGTGAACGCCTTAAGCTCCCGATGTTCTTTCCTGGTTGCAAAAAGGTCGGCAGAATGGGGATTCTCAAGTTTATTTTGGGCGTACAAATCAGCATCTGAACGCGTCGCATTTTTAGCTCGTTGAAAAATGCTCGAGAAGGTAATTGAATTTCGACTCGCATCAGGCACAAAGCTTGGCCACCTTTGTTCACAAATACCGGGCTGATACTTCATAGAATCTTGCGAAGCACTCCACTGGTCAAAGATGTCGAGACCGTCATCGCTGCCCTGATACTGATGATGCAGCGCCATGCCTACCTCAACCCATTCATTGTGGTCACAATCTGGGTTTAGTGCTTTAAGAGCCGTAATGACCTGAGCGTGCGTAAAATTACCGGGTGATACAGCTTTGACCACGTTCTCAAACTCAGTGGTCCTTAAAACATTATTAGCGTCACCGCTGTTTGCTTTTTGAATAAAAGTCCAAGTGCCATTGGCAACAAGCGGGGGTGCTACAACCTCGTCGAAGTGCTTAATCATCGCGTCAATTTGTTCCGCTGTGAT